TTCTCACTACCAGTGGCAATAAGAACTTCAACCGAGTTCAAGAAGTATCTGAAATCACACAAGCGTTAAAAGCACTTGCTAAAGAGCTAAATGTTCCAGTGATTGCATTATCTCAACTTTCAAGGGCGGTGGAAGCACGAGAAGACAAGCGTCCGCAATTATCAGATTTGCGTGAAAGCGGAAGCATTGAGCAAGATGCTGACGTGGTAATGTTTGTTTATCGTGAAGAATATTATTTGGAGCGTATCAAGCCTGACCGACAAAGTCCGAAGTTTGCAGCATGGGAGGAGGAATACGATAAAGTTGTTGGCAAAGCTGAGATTATTATAGCCAAACAACGCCATGGTGCAATCGGAACTGTAAATATGGCGTTTGAGGGCGATAAAGCGAGGTTTAGGGATATGTGACTACCTCCCGCCCCCATTTTGCCACAAAAACATGGTTTGCGGGCGATTTTGCCCTATTCTAACCCGTGAATATTCGTCACGATTTCAACTGGTGACAATCCGTCACCAGTTGAAGCGGTTACATTTTATAACCAGTTCACACAAAAAAAAGAGGGTAGCAACAGCACCCTCTATTAAATTAAAATATTCATAATTTTATCTACTTACCTCATTTATTAATTGTCCTATTGCATCAGTTTTTTCAATATCAGCTTCAAAGTTTGATGGAGTTAGTTTTATATCGTTATGTCTAACCTCCATATAACCTCGTTGATTTGGTATAACTAACTGTTGCGTTGTTACCATATAGCTATAACAAATAGCTATAAAAGCAACCCAACCTAAACTTGTGACTAAAAAACATTTCATAATTAAATCCTCCCCTTAAAATATCGTTCCGCATCATCGCCTAATATTCTCGTGTGTGCGTCAATGGCTGATTGCTCGGTGGCAAAACGTGGAAGATTAAAGTATCTTTTTTTATATGAATTTAGCGCAATAATTTCATTATCATCAAAATCAAAACAACCATCCCAACCATCTTTTTCACCCTCCACCCAATCAGCAGCGTCCCACAACGCCGTTTCATACTTCCTGCGGGTGACTTGTTCCCAAAGCAAAAGCTCTTCTTTATTTAGCCTGTAAATATTACCAGTTTCATATAAAGCATCATCTGATAGTTTGCCGATCCAAGTATTTTTTTTTGCTTCGTAACCATTCCAAAACAAATAATCCTCACCAATCTTAGGCTTCCAGCGTTTAGTTTTACCCTCCGTTGCTTTTTTTATTGCTTCTACCGCTTTGGGGTTAACGCTATCCCAAAAATTAAAATTATCTATTTTTGACTTGTCTTGCTCAATTTCAACTTCTTTAATTTCTGATTTCTGCAATTCTGCTAAAATAGCAGCAAGTAATTCTTCTGTATTATTAGTTTTTTCATTAATTATAATATTAACTATTTGACCTTTTTTAACATCACGCAAATTAATTGTTAATTCATCTTTTTCTATTTTTATCGTGTTCATGATTATTCTCCATCAGTGTAAATTATGGTTACATTACTGTTTCTATCAACAGGTAAATATTGCTTGTTTTTTAATTCAAACATTGCTCTTTCATATATTGCTCGCCTAAAAGTTTCGCTATTACAATACAAAACATATGGCACACTATTACGTGGGATTTTTGATAAAACAGAGTAAGAAATATTAACATCTGTAAAATCTTCAAATGAAATCCCTAGATAAGCCGATAATTCAAGTTGTTTTGTGATTTCAAGCTCCAGTAATTCCGCTTGCTGTTTTTCTGTTAAATCTGTGTAGTTTTTCATAATATCTCCCTATTTTAATAAATCTTGAAGTTGTTTAATTATTCGTTGGGCGTGGTGGTGATTTTCTCATATCTCCCCCCGCTCAATAGCTGCGTTGATAAGAGCGTAATTACAAGCTGCCAATCTATCCCTGCTTTTGTCTTTTAGTGCATTTATAATCGTTTCTTCAGCTTTTCCTGTTGCATTCATTAAAAATAAAACAATATCAGTTTTAGCGTGCAATTTATCATGCAAAGTTTTATGTTCTGCTAATTTATTAGCAACCCATAATTGCAATGATTTATAATCTGTGATTATCATCGTGTTATGCTCCTAATCTATTAATGCACTTTTTACTTAACAATGTTTTGTATATTTTCCCTGTAAAGCAACATTGTAAATGATTTTTTCTTATTATTTTGCAAATTTTATTTTCTATTGCAAAACTTACACACATAACACCATCATAGGTTCTTATTAAATTGTTTGATGATAATCTATTTTGATAAGTTTCCATTTCTTTCTCCATGTTAGCAGTTTATGCACTTGCTTAGGTGGGTGGTTTATGCTGTTAATGGGGTAAATATTTCTTTAACTATTTCACTGTATTCTTTGCAGTTAGTTGGTTGACTTTCATTTAATTTTCTACCATTACTGCATTGCAGTCCAATCCATTTTTTAGATTTTTTATCTAATGGTATAAATTCAATTATTGCAAAACTTTCACTATATTTATTTGCCAATGATTGCGCTTGTTGTTGTTTTTCTAAATAATCCATTTTCTAATCTCCGTTTTTAGCTTCATTGCTGCCTTAAAATGAATATAACCTAAAATAGAATGTAAATCAACATTTATTTTGCATTCTAATTACATTTCTTGTGCATAACTCTGTGGATAAAATAATGCTTGCAATTATAAACGGATTTAGGTAATAATAAATATTATGGCAGGTCGTCCCTCGGATTTTAATGTAGAAAAAGTTGAAAAAGCCTTATGGTATTTAGATAATTTTGCGCAATGTGATGATGTTATTCCTAGCGTTGAAGGGCTTGCTGATTATCTTCAAGTATGTAAAAAAACAGTGCTTAATTGGTGTGAGCCTCCCGCAAATACTGACGAATTACCCGAAGATAGAAAACTATTCTTACACACGTTAAATAGAATTAAGGCTAGGCAAGCTAAAATTACATTGAGCGGTGGCTTGAATAAAGTGTTTGATGCGTCAATTTCTAAATTGATTTTACATAATCATGGCTATAGTGACAAACAACAAATTGACCTTGAAAGTCCTAAAGGAACTATGTCGCCAAAAGAAATAGACGATAAAGAGCTTGCAAGGCGTGCTGCTTTTATGATACAAGGGTTATTAAATAAATAATAAGGATTATATATGACATTTGGAAGCGCAATAGAGCAAAACAAAGATGTGCAATCTAACAGCGGCTTTGATGTGGCTGCAAATGGCTCGTTAATAGTTAATCGCAAGCGTGCAACTCACCCTGCTGTTAATGCGGAGTTCACCATTGGTGCAGAAAACACGAATGTGCGCATTATTCTAGTGCAACTTAAAGATGCAAACGGCAACAATATTGGTGAAGAAACAGTTTATGAGTTGCTAGTATTGAATGGCGCAAGTAATGCGCTTGCAACTGGTGGCTCAACTGGTATTGCCGATGGTGGCGTGGGTGCTATCCTCCAAACAATGACTGCTAAGCAACGCTTTTTGTGTATTACTGACGCAACAGGGCTTTCTGATTTTGATTGGACTGACACTGGAACAGAAAGTGTGCGCCTTGCTGTAAGGTTACCAAACGGCAATTTAATTGTTTCAGGTGCGTTTGCTAATACTTAATAGGTGATTTATGGAAATTCAAACCGCAACTGATGTAATTAAAAACAGAGAATTATATTTTGCCAATAAAATTGGAATTGATTGCTCAGCTTATTTTTCTGACGCACTACCTGATTTGGACGGAAAAATTGTCAAGATTATAGGTCGTGACCGCAATGTTTCTGTGGTGCAATGCGCGTTGCACAAATCTAAACAATGAATGACATAAACGACATCGTCGCACAGTTACTAAATGACCCTGCAAAAAAAGCAGAATTAACCTCGTTAGTGCAAACTAGCGGGGTTTTTGACAAGCCGTTCATGCCAAACACTGGTGCGCAATCAAACGCATATTTTAGTCAAGCTGATGTGTTGCTTTATGGTGGTGAGGCTGGAGGGGGCAAATCTGGTTTAGGTTTGGGTTTGGCTCTTAATGAGCATAAGCGCAGCCTTGTTATTCGCAAGCAATTTACCGATGTTCACGGCTTGGTTGATGATTGTAAGCGTATTGTCGGTAATAATGAGGGTTTTGTTGGTGGTAATCGTCCATTATATCGCAAGCCTAATGGTGGAATAATCCATTTTGAAGGTTATGGCGATGTTAATGATATTAATGGGAAACAAGGAACACCACACGATTTAATATTTATTGATGAGGCAATGCAGCTGCCATTACATGCAATATTATTGCTTATGGGCTGGTGCAGAACTGTTGAGCCTAACCAGCGTTGCCGTGTAGTGCTTGCAAGTAATCCACCTCTTGATACAATGGGCGATTGGGTAACTGATTATTTTGCCCCTTGGTTAGATAAATTACACCCTAATCCCGCAAAAGATGGCGAGTTAAGATATTTTATCACAGACGAAAAAGGCAACGATATTGAGGTAAAATGCAAAGAAGATTATATTTTAATTGGTGGTGAAAAATACTATCCTAAATCACGAACTTTTATTCGTGCTGGCGTTAAAGATAACCCATATATTGATGATAACTACAGAAATACTCTAAACTCATTGCCAGAGCCATATCGTAGTGCATTGCGTGATGGTAACTTCTTAAATGCTAGGCAAGATAATCCATGGCAAGTAATCCCAACAGAATGGGTGCGATTAGCACAAAAACGCTGGAAAGAAAGAGGCAAGCCTATTAATGTTCCGCAATGCGCTATTGGTGTTGATATTGCACAAGGTGGGGCAGATAAGACTGTTTTAGCTATTCGTTACGATGGTTATTATGACGAATTGATTATAGTTGATGGCGATAAAACGCCAAGTGGTGCATCAGTTGCAGCTTTAATATTGCAGTATCGTAAAGGTAATCCCAATATTATTATTGACATGGGTGGTGGTTATGGTGGTGCGGTTTATGAGCATTTGAAAGATAATAATATTGAGGTAAAAGGACATAAAGGGGCTGAAAAGTCCATGGGCAGAACTAGCGATGGATTATTAAAGTTTGTTAATAAACGTTCTGAAGTTATATGGAAGTTTAGAGAAGCCCTTGACCCTTCACAAGTTGGTGGCTCGCCAATTATGCTGCCTGATAATTCTAAGTTAGTATCTGATTTATGCTCTCCAACTTATAGCGTGACCAGTAATGGAATTAAGGTTGAAACAAAAGAGGAATTAGTTAAACGATTGGGACGCTCTCCTGATGCAGGCGATGCTGTGGTAATGGCTTATTCAGCAGGGCTTAAGCAGGAAAATATACAAGGCGGTTGGGGTGCATATAAAACGAGTAGACAAAACGCAACGCCTCGTGTTAATATGGGACGTGATAGTATGAGAAGGAAATAATCATGGGCGGAATATTTGGCGGTGCACCTAAAGCACCAGCACCAGCAATACAACCAGTTAAAGAAATACCCGATGAGGCTAATCCTTTAATGATTGCGGATAAACGGCGTAAAGCTGCGCAACGTGCTATGCAGCAAGGCGTGTTGTCAACTCAACTTAGTGATAATCAAGCGCAACCAATGCAAAATAAACCTGTGGGGCAGTAATGGGTGATATAAAGCGATTAGCAAAAACTGCTGATGAGTTATTTAACGCAAAGCTAACACTGCATGGATTATGGCAAGAAATAGCTGATTTCACATATCCTGAACGTGCGGATTTTACAAGCAATCGCACATTAGGAATGGATTTTGCTAGCAACTTAACTAACTCACATCAACTAATCGCAAGGCGTGAAAGCTCAACTATCATGTCAACAATGATGTTTCCTAAAAATCAAGTATGGGCGCATATCAAAGCAGAAAAAGGCGATGATGAAGATGAAGGCGTGATTGAAAATAACCAATGGTTAGAGTTTGCTACAAAGCGAATGCGTGAAGCCATGTATAATTTTAATGCAAACTTAACTCGTGCATTAACTGAAGCGTGCAACGATATATGGGCGTTTGGTAATGCAGTTATTTCTTGTGAATATAATAGAGCTAAGCAAAGCCTTTTATATCGTTGCTGGCATCTTAGAGATATGGCGTGGGTTGAAGGTTACGATGGCAAGATTTGTGAGATATATCGTAAGTCAAAAGATAGTGCTTATAATCTAAATAAACAATTTAAGGGCAATGTATCTGATAAAGTTAAAAAAATGCTTGAAAAAACTCCGCATGAAATGGTGGAGTATTACCACGCTGTTTTACCTATTGATAGATATGAAGCGTCTGTAAAAATTGCCACTGATTATGTAAGTGTGTTTTTTGAATGTGAAACAAAGCATGTTTTGAAAGAAGAAGCATCACGCACAATGATTTATGTTGTGGTTCGTTGGGAAACTGTAAGCGGATTTCAATATGGTTATAGCCCTTGTTCTGTTGCTGCGTTGCCTGAAATACGCATGTTGCAACAATTATCATTATTAATATTAGAAAGTAATGAAATGGAAGTCCGCAAGCCTATTTATGGACGCAATGAGATTTTCAGAGGTGACATAAATAGACTTGCTGGCGGTATCACTTATCTTGATTTAGAGCCTGAACAGCGCATATCTGACGCAATGATGTTTGAGCCTTCTAATACTGGTGGATTGCAAGCTGCTGCGCAAAAAGAATTACAGTCCGTGGAAATGATTAACCGTGCTTATTTCTTGGATAAGTTAAAACTTCCAGTTCCTATGAGTGGCACAACCGCTTATGAGTTTGCTAAACGTATGGAGGAATATATTATGATAAATCTTCCAATATTTGAGCCGTTAGAGCTTAATTTTGTGCAGCCATTATGCGAAATCACGTTTGATATAGCAATGCAAAATGGCGTGTTTGGCAGCGTTGAGGATATTCCTGAATCATTACAAGGCGTTGATATAAACTTTGAGTTTCATAATCCACTGCAAAAAGCTATTGAAGAGCAAAAAGCACAACAATATATTGATGCGCTCGGATTGGTTTCACAAGGTGCTGCACTTGACCCATCTGCGCCAATAATATTAAAATCTAAAATTGCATTGCGTGATGCTATGGTTGGCAAGGGTATTCCTGCTAAATGGCTAAATAGCAGTGATGAAATTGAAGCTATTGAACAACAGCAAGCTCAAGCACAACAAGCACAACAGGCTATGGCAATGCTG